TGCCTTGCTGTCCAGGATCTCGTCAGCCGCTTTCTCGTAATCCATTGCTTCAAGGGCTTCAATCATCTTTTTGAAACCAAGAACTCCATTGAGGCCGAGTTGAAATATCATTTCAACAAGAACTTCTCGGCGAGTCACATTCAGGCCATATGATGCCGGTCCAGAGGTTGTAAGCCTGACGCCAATAGGAAGTTCAAAGAAACACTTCAAGGCTTTCTTATAATCATCCCTGAAAATTATCTCAGCCGCTTCCTGTGGAATAGGGTTGCTCATCAAATGTCCATATCCTACCGTCCAATGCCCTTCACTGTCTTGGTATGGAGTCAACCGCAAGCCTTCGTGACGTTTGATCCTGTCCCTTAAACTCTCCATGCCTGCACCCCTCAATCATCCTCTCTATTTCGTTCAACGAATGGTTGATATTGAGAATCGCAGGGGTCACAGGGGCGAGGTCCTGCTGGCCAAGGGCAGCTAAAATTTTGTGGCATGAGCGCCTGATATGCACAACTTCGACCAGAGTTGCATTTCGGCATTCTTGGCGCTGCTTCATCCATATGCCCTCCTATTGTTTTTCAAGGTCAGCGTCCAATATCTTCCCGAAGTTCATGATGTCGTGGATTTGCTTCGGATTTAGCCCCTTCTCCTGCATGGACCAGATGATAAAAGTCTCGACCTTGCCTACCCTATTCTCTATCTCTTCCATGGCTTCTTTCAGGAGATTCATTGCAGGGCCGATGGATATGACGCTTTCGGTTGTTTTATTCTTCATCCATATACCCTCGCTACCTCTCAATCGGATCTAAAATGTTGTTAATTTGGTCTATCCTCAACCCTTTGTCCTGCAAGGTCCAACGTGCGTAATTCTCAAGCCGCTTGATTCGCTCTGCGTTGACAACGGCTTTTCTTGCAAGTTCCACGGATGTCTTGTCTACCTCATCGTGGCAAGCCTTCCGTTTCATAGTGCATTGAGCGGAAGGAACAAACATCGGTTCCCCGCCGTCGTCTTCACCCCGTAGCCTTGCCTGGCGAATCTGGATTTTTGTTATATCCTCGCGCAGTGAAGCCAAGTCCTTAGTGAGAGAAACCTTAACGGACCCCCAGGCCACACCGACCCCAAAGGCTCCAGACACAGCCGCAATAAGATAATGAATAATAGGTGTCTCAATCACTTTCCGTCTCCCGCGCTCAAGGTTTTAGTGCATCTGCATCCCCATACCGCCACGGCTTAAACCTCTGCCACTCCCACCGGCAGATGAAGCGACTGATGTAAAATCAAACGCCGTGCTCCAGGCGCTCCATCCGGCCGCCGTCTTGTGCCTCACTCGCCAGTCGTAGGCCGTGTTATTTAACAGACGGGTCGCCACGGCGATTGATTCCAGGTTCACAGCATCTTCCGTTGAATCCCAAACAGGTGTACCGAATCCCCCGCCATCCTCGTCAATCTGCCACTGACTGGCCGTGTGAGTAGCGGCCACAAACTCATAAGCCCCAATATCAACCTCGCCAGTTAAGGCAAAGGCAGCGCTCGTAAGGGTCGGAAGAACCGCAACGCCAGTGCCTTCATCAGCCGGAGTGCTGCAAACGGCGGTATCCGCATATCCATTTGTGGCCGGGTCAACGGCGTTGATGTCGGTCGTACTCCCGGTCCCCGCGTCGATCATGGGGGAACCCGCCGTCAAGGAGTAATCTCCCCCCGCCTCATCGGTAAACAGCGGGTCACTCCCCCACACCGAATGCCCCCCGTCTGTATAGAGAGCAGTAGGGGTAGCGGCGTGATTCGGCCAGGCATTGTAATCTCCTGATACCGCCTTGCCAGTTGCCACATAGATCCCTACGGCGTCCCCGTGGCCCACGGCTATGGAGTTGATGAAGTTGGTGGCCAATGACTCCGTGAAGTAGAAGTCATACTGCAATGCCGCCGCCGTTACCCGGTCAATCTCGCATGTGGCGTGGGCAATAGAGAGCCCCTTGATGGATGGGACGGCCCCCGTCACGCCGTCAATTACCGATGAGGTGAAAACATCGGAAGCGGCGGAAGAGGATACCTTGGCCTCGGTGGCGGCGACGGAGTAGAACTTCAGGCCGGAGAGCAAGGTGGGCATGGGGTTGTCGAAGAAGAAAACGAAGTTGGTGCCTACGGTCCACCCGCTCGTATCTCCGTCATAGGCATGTGTGGGATCGGTTGACCTGGGGCCATCCTGGTAAAGCTCGATCAAATCGGTTACGGTTGACCAAGTAAGCCCGATCTTATGGTTAGCGGCGGTGGTCCAATCGATTTGATGAGAATTGCCAGCAGTTCCGTCGAAAGAAGTTAATCCCATTCCTGATGTAAAATATAAAAGGCTTGATGATGAATTATAAAGAGAAATAATCCCAGGATAATTTGTCGGATACGTACTCTGCGCACTCAGCGGCCACCAGTCCACTATCATGGTCCCCGCCGTGTTCATGTTTGTCCCCGCCGTCCACCCGTCTCCCCCCCACAGGCTGGCGTTAGGCTGCGTATATCCATTCGTTTCTACGTATTCGATGGTGCAGGTAAATTCAGTGTCCAGGGTGTTGAATCCTGCCGCTTTGGATGCCCAATTTCGCGTGCTCCCGCCGGTAGCCGAAACAAGCAGAGCGCCTCCGGCGTTGGTAGGGTCATCTGCATAGATGAAAGCGACCGCCGCGTCTCCTTCGTCATCCAGTAGGGTAACCCGATATTTGTTTCCGGTCTTGACATACTGGTTCAAATTAACTGCTGCAAAGTCAGCAGCCGCCGCTCCGTCTGTGAAATTGATGGCGTCAACCGTGAGATTCACCACGCTAAAAATATCCGTGGTGTCTACTGCCCCTTCCGTCGGAGGGCTTATCCCTATTGCTCCACTCGTCGGAATCGGCAAGGTCGCAAAACTCCCGGTCTGGACCTGTGACAGACCCACGGCCACCTGATCGCCGGAGGTAGCCAGTTTGATCCCGATCACCGGGTTTGTGGTGGTCTGGGTCTCGGTGTACCGCACCCATGAACTCGTGATCGTCTTGGCCGTCCAGGTCGAGCCGTTGTTGGCTGTGACGCTTACCGACCCCGTGCCCGTGACCCGCTTGAGATAGAAAGAGGCTGTGTGGGCTCCGTTGGGACTTGTAGCCGTGAAGAGGATGGTGGCATTGGCACCTGTGGCGGTGATAAGGCTTGACTCGTTGGCGGTCCCCCTAGGGCCTGTCTGGGTCATGGCCGCCGTCATGGTAGTCTTGGCCCAAACCGCCTGGGTGAGGTCGTCAGAGTAGGTGCAGAGGTTGGCGGCAAGGGGGTTGTTCCTCATACGCCATTTGCCATCTTGGTATTCCGTCAAGACGGTATTGGCCGTGACTGCGCGCGGAAGTCCGTCCGAACCTGTGGGGTAGCTTGTGCCTGCGACGACGGCTGAGACGGCCACCGACTGAACGGTGTCTGAGCATCCTGTAGAGGTACACTCCAACTCATAGACCGGATCAGCCGACCATGCCAGGAACGGCTGGAGGATAAGCAGGTAGGCCAGTATCGTTGCAAAAAATCGTTTCATCTATTCATCTCCGCTCTGATCTCATAAAGAAGCGTAAGCGTTTTTTTAAGGGCGTCTTTTGCTTCCTTGCACGACATAAAATCAACCGAAGCTATGGCTTCATCAAGTGATGGCGTCGGTTCTTTTGCAAAAGCAACAGGAGTAAGAGTCATTGCCAAGAGCATACAAGCACATATTATTTTCTTCATTTCCATCTCCTCCCTTAAATATTACTCCACCGTACCGGTAACATCGGACCCGTTAAATTTGACTGGAACACGGACAAGACTCTTGACTATCGGAACCCCTAGGTCCTGCGCCGCTTTGACCGTCATCATGACCGTCTCTTCTCCCTGCGTGACAGGATAAAGCAACACTCTCTTGGCCACGTTGGGGTAATCGTCATAGAAGGCTTTCCAGCATCCCCTCCCCTTGTACCCCTTATCCCCGTTGGCAATCGCCGCAGCCGATGTGAAATAAGGTTTCAGAATTGTCTCAAAAGCATCATCACTCACAATCACCAAAAAGGCCGACTTACCGGACAAGCTGATAAGATGCCATGAATTCCTCAGCAAAAGCCCCCCATTGGCGTGATCCCCATCTATTGCTACCCTTGGCTTCTTTATGTCGGCAGGTGTGTTGATGATTATGATTCCACCCACCCAATTCACTGTGAGCCCCGTGGACGCCCAGGCCGCTATGGCCAGGAAGATGATGCCGATAATCAGAAGTCTCTTTCTCATTTTACGACGCTCCTTGTCACTTTGCCACTAAACGATTTGCACTCAATCGTACCGCCCGTCACAGTCCCACCAACCGTCGTAACGGTCCCGGCTGAGGCGTCCCATGTGCCAGTGACGTTGATGGTGACGCTGACGGTAAACGTCACATCCCCTGTCTCGGTTGTACCGTCTGCCACTGAGATGTGGTCGCCCTCAAGGGCCAGGGAATCAAAGGATCCCACTATTTCATACGTTCCGCCGACTGTAATGGTGAGGGGCGAATCCGCTGTGTATGGAACATTGACCGTTAGTGAATTCGCATTTATGAGCCACGCATTAGGTAGCTCATAGGATGCAAGGGCATTCTCTATACCATCAACAATGTCCGTAGCCCCGTGAGCAAAATCACCAACGGCGGTTACGACCACTTCGCTTGCGCTCCGGTCCCCTGGCGAAGCCGTTGCCGAGAACACCCATTCGTTTGTCCCGTTCCCCATGCCTGCCGGTTGGGTATCCCGTGGGGTCATGACGAGGGTCCCGTTGTCCAGTAACAGCGGTATGGTCAAATTGGACGTTGGGCCGTTTATAAAATAGCTGTCCACCGCGAATGTCATCAGGGCGCAAAATTCGTCTTCGCCAGTGATAGCGGTATTGTCAGTGATTTGCGCTCCTGTTGAGCAATCGCAAAGATAAAAAGCCGTGATAGAGTTTGTCGTTCCAGCGATCACCACAGCCGAATTGTCAGACAAATTCTCCCCGGTCGGTAGGGTGAGATCGGCGTCAAAAGTATCGTCCCCATCACTGATAGCCGTCACTGTGAGATCGGCTGAAGTCATGCCGGATGCAATGGCCTGCCCTGCTGTGGCGGTCGTTGAAAACCAATGGGTAGAGGCTGCCGTTCCAAGAGCCGGAGACGTATGAAGCAATACAAGGTCCGTGGCCCCTGTTTCTGTGGTAATAATAGCTTCGTGGTTTGTGTCGCCGTCATCTGTTAAAGTGACAGTTTTCGGTACGCCAAGACCGTCAACGAAATAAACAGGAACCGATAGGCCTGACCCAATCCCGTAGGTCCCGTCTATATCTGCATTTCCGATTGAGCCTATCCGGGCATACGAGGGAAGGATTGTTTGCGCCCTTAAAGCATAAAGATCCCTAGTACTGTCATTGGAGATAAAGACCTGATCCATGTGTGCGTCCATCGCAGCGCCTACGAAGTCGCCAATATTTATATAAGGCGCTCCGGGGTCCCACGCTTCAAGGGTTCCCACCCTTCCGGTCGAAACATTACTTCCGTTGACATAAATCGCAAGTAGATTTGTGGAAACCTTGCAGGCAACCTCCACGAAATATGCGGTATTTTGCGTAAGAACGCTATCAGTTCCTGAATATACCTGTGACGCGGTCGCGCCATTCGGCAAAACTGCTGCATGAATCTGATGGTCATCCAGCATTCTGATATAAAAATAGTTCGTTGCGTCCAAATATGCTTGGAAAAGCCCTCCGGTAGTTGCGAAGGTTCCCCACCTGAAATAAAACCCAACCCTAAACTCAGAGGTTGGAAAATCCGTTACATTGAACAATAATCTTTTATTGCTGTCAGCGATGTCTAGGCCGTTTGTCCCAACTATCCCCGCGTCGGCGTTGACTGCAACGCTATCATTACCTGCACCAGTTGTGTCAGTGCTTTTTTCTTTAGTGGAGCTTATCGTGTAGGTTGGAGTTGACCAAGCCCCTGAATCGAAATTTACCCAGAACAAAATATCAGAGAAGTCATCTGCGCTCGTCTCATTTATCGTAACCGTGAATGTGGCTTGGTCTGTATTATCACCGGCATCAGTCACGAGATAAGTGACTGTGTGCGAAGATGGATAACTCCCAGGGGTTGGATATGTTATTGTGCTAGGGTCTTCTACGGTGCTGATTTGGTCCATCGTGATGTCGTCAAAATAGGCAAATTCGGTCCCGTCATCGGCTGACCCGTAAACACCAAGTTGGACGTAAGTGGTCGTTGCTGTGGCTGTAAAATCGAACGTCAAATTAAACCATGTGTTATCCGTCGATTGATCTAGGTCATATCCAACAATTACAGCGCCATCCGTTATCGAGGTCGATGCTCGCAACGAAACACCTGTTGCCGCTGCTTTATACGCCCATCCCGACACTCGATATTTTGCATCTACTATTGTCGTTATCGCCTGATATGCTTCGGACATGCCCCCCGCGCCGTTTGTGACCTTTATGGATTGTGCTCCACCATGAGCCGTCGCGCTGTCATCGAGAGTGGCATTGTTGGCCGTCCACCCTGTCGGAGGATCATTCGATACCGGGGCTTCCATCGTCCCGTTAGTGATATACTCTATCCCAAAGGTCCAGAGGTAGGTTAACCCCCCACCTAAATTATCAGTCACGGTCGATGATACGCTGATATTATTCCAGCCAGCTCCGCCGTCAGCGTAGAGTTTCGCGTTTCCTGGCAAAACCGATGTAATATCAGGGCCAATATCCGTAAACATATACTCATAGGCCCCAGGGTCAGCAGCACCCCCCGATGGCCTTGCCCGTCCAAGATAGTCCGTGGCAGGGTATCCAGCCGGGCCGGAGTTGATGAATGGAGATGTCACGGTAAGATCGTAATTGTCGTTCGCTCCATCGACAAAATTACATTCGGCAACCGTAGCCTTGGTCACGTTGCCTGTGGCCGTTGTACCACCGGCAGTAATAACCTGTGCCGTATCATCATTGACCACTAAATTCCCCAAGACACGGCCAGTCGTAGAAGCATCTGCGATGATCGTATATCCAGACGGGCTTATTACAGTATTGTAATCAATCAGTGCATTTGTAATACCATTGGCAGGAACGGGAGTTACAGCATGAATACCAATATAACCGTCAACGACCACGTTGTTGACAATTTGGATATCTTCACCAGTTGTCATGCTCTCAACACGGATTCCGCTTCCATGAGCACTGTCAATAAAATTCCCGTGTATGTTTGATACCGTGCCTGTTGCCGTAATGATTCCTTCATCATGACTTGCAAAACCAGTGTATACCGACGCCTTGCATCCGGCGTTGGTGATGGTGTTTCCGTATATCTCAACACCACCGGTCGCACACTTAACGTCTATGGCGTCCAAGCCTGAATCCGTGATGATGTTATTGTAAATCTCCATTGTGGAGATCACTTTTACACAATCAGCAGGGTCTTGATAATCAGGAGTGGGAGCACTCCCGATATACATGGCTTCTGCGAGAGTGGTGTGAATGTAGTTATGATGAATTTTGAAATTCTCAATCGGGTAATCTCTTTTCGCACCAATACGAATGGCCGCCCCGCCTATTTGATCGGAAAGAATGATGTTCGAAATTTCGAAATATCGAAATTCAAGATCTGAGTTATGGTCTGTCCCGGCGTCATCATTATCAATCCAAAGCCCACGCCTGACATTTCGAGTCAACTTGATTCCATAAGTAACGTCCGCGTCCCCGTCACCAGAGAAAATAACATGCTGACAGTTTGAGATCTTGATTGCCCCATAATAACGATTGTCAGCGTCGCTGGTATTGTACAACACATTATCAATTATCGTCCCACCACCATCAGAACCATTGTCAGCATTTCGGACTATAATGGGATTGAGTGCCGTACCAACAAGATCTCTGAATAGGATGAATGTATTGTACGTTCCAACGGGCAAAGTAATAATGTCTCCAGGTTGACACACACCAGAGCAAAACGTGTCCCCATCAACCGTTTCGGAAGTGCTATCTATCGTAAGAGGATAGGTAGTACCCCACGCCGCGCAGGGCAGGGTGAGGAAGGCGAGGAGGAAAAAGGAAAGAAGGAATCGTTTACGCATTTGCACATACCTCTTTTGGTATTTTCTCCAGTTCGGCCCTCTGGCACAACTGGATCGCCGCGTTGACCACAATCCGGGCCTGAGCGGGGAAGAAGGTTTCCTCTATCTTCGCATGGACTGACGGGCCATGCTTCATGAAAGCGTAGCCATGGTTCCAGTCCATCGGGCGTCGGAAGGTGTCTTTCATGGTTTACTCCGCAGTAATCGTCAAGGATGGGAATAACAGGATGCATAAGAAAGGGAATCGTTTCATTGTCTTACCTCAATCACAAAAGGCAGGGTCCCAGAGAATACCTGCTGCCCGTTTACGCTGACGGAAACCTTGTTCGTTAGTGATCCTTTCACCTCAGTAGGAATCCCGATCGCACCCTCATGTTGGTCAGTTGGAGTTTGGCCACCCAGGGTCCTAATCCACACGCCAACCTGAAATTTACCAGGCTTGACGGGCGTCCATGTCCATGTATTTGACTTGGAATACGCCTGAACACTATACCATTCTCCGATCTCACCTTTCAGCCAGAACCGATATTCGTACTGCCCGGTCCCGCCACTTCCTTTAGCGCTGTACGTTGCCGGTTTTACGACCTCTGAGGTTGCCGGTCCGCTCAACGTCACCGCCACGGGTTGCACAGGCTCTACAATGATTTCCCCCGTGAGTGGCAACGGATCACCCAGGGCGTCCCACTGAGTCTGGGGGCTGTTGTACCAGGCGAGATATGGTCCTCGGTACACCTGGACGACGTACTGGAACTGGAATAGGTCGTTTGCCTCATCCACGTCCAGGACCTTGATGTAGAGCCAGCCGCCTACCGAAAGTCCTGGCGTTTTGAAGAACTGAACCAATGAGAAAAACCCGCCACCCATGTTCATGATCTGGCGATCTTTTTTCTCCAAGTCGGCAAGCACTCCATGTCCAGACCACGGCATCACGGGGAAATTCAATGCGTTCACGCCGCAGTAGTTGAACTGTGGAGTTTGCTTGAATCTCTGGGCAACCCCGATCTTTGCGCCGCTTGGAGCGAAGAAATTCATGTTCGCGGTCATAGTTCCAGGGGGGAGGTAGACTCTGAATTGACGAGGGACCACCCATACGCCATCCGTCAGCAGGGGTGTGTCTCCTGGAATATTGGCAACATTGAACCTGCTCTTAAACCCGCCTACGTGCAGCGACGGATAGAATTCAGGCCCGTCTGGGTGGAAGAAAAGGTTTTCACATCCGGTGTCCCAATTCATGGCGTAGCCTTCTCCTTATGGGTTACGGAGCCTTGATCTCTTTCAGATTGATTTTGACCACACAATTCGCCAGTGTTCCGGCCGCAAGTGTGCAATCGGTGATGTCAATGGTCGGCTTTGCCCGCCTGCCCATCGGGTAATATTGGATTCTCGCGTCATAGGCGTCGGCAACCTTCCCAGTGTCGAAAATTGGTGAACCGTCAATCCCTTCCGAGCTGTGGATAACCATCCGGTCATCTGCCGCGCCAGGAATGAAGATAATGGATTCAATCGTGACATGGCCGGTGTTATCAAATTCTTTTGGGTACTCACTTCCGGCAGTCCTGAGAGCCGCAATCTCAGTGGCAAATACCCAATCTGCGTCAAGCCCTGTGATCGTGATTGTTCCATCATCATAGGTGGTGGTGTTCGCCCCCCATCCGAGTGAGACAATCCCAAGAACCAGCATTAAGACCAAAAACCCGATGAATCTTTTCATTGCTCCATTTCCTCCGCTTCCATAATCCTCGACATTTGACGTTTCGTTGGTTTCGCCATTCTTTTGACTTGGCCTTTAATGCTGGCCTTGGTAATAAGGGGGACCTGCTTTTGAAGTCCTTCAGACATCACGTCTGCGTTGTATTCCTTGATCTGCTTCATGATGTCTTGATACTTATCTTTGCTCCATGTCTTGAGGTATGCGCGGTACTGTTCGTAAATCTTTTTCCGCTTATCGGCATACCGAGTCTCCATCTGCTTCCATTCCCATTCGGACGCCTGGAGGGTCGCTCGCCTGGAAGACCGGAACCCCATGCCCTTGAGCCCGGTTTCGACAGCAGAAGGCTGAAGCGGTTTCCCTTCCTCATCCCACACGGGATAGCCTGACTTCGTTACGGCCCCCGTCCTGAGCTCACGGGCCGCCGTGAATAGGTTGGATGCCACATTGGGCAAAGTCTTCTCTACGGCCCTGTAGGGCTGTCCTGTGGTCAAATAATGGGCAGCCTGCGAGATGTCGTTATAGACGCCCCCAAAAGGCCCCGTGAGATCCATCAGGGTCTTGGGGACCTCCATCCCGACCGAGAGAGATCCAGATATGTCAACCCCGGCTGCCCCGAAAGCCCCGTAACGTGCCGCCCGTTCCCACCCCCGGCCGAATTCAGACCGGATCACGTCGTATACGATCTTTTCCGGATCTTCTGGCTCCCCGATGGCCCGAAGGATAGCCTTGACAATCATCATGACGATATTGGCCGCCAAGGAAGCCTCAAGGCCTCCAATGACCATCGGCGCTGCCATGGCGAACGTCAGGGCCTTGATGTTGCGCTTCTTGAAACCAAGGTCCATCAGCATTTGGACGTAATTGTGTCCAAACTTCTGGTAGGTGTAGCCCATCCGGAGTACCAGGGCCGCAGGGTTCTTGCCCTGTGCCCATGTCGGGAGAGTCGCCTGCCCATAGATCCCGTGGGCCTTATTGCTGGCATCCTGAGCCAACTTCATGGCGTCCTCGTGGGTATTCCCCTGGCCACGGGCCAGTCGGTATGCTGCCAACATGGTGGAGCCCCGGTTCCATTGCTCCGTTATCCCGAACGGAACCATAGCCTTGCTCATGATGTTAGACCACATGCCGCCGTACATATCCTTCATGGCCCCCATGGCATCGTGCATGTACTGAGGGGTGTCATATCCCTCTTGTTGAACCAGATCCATGAAGGCCTGTTCTTGGGCGTTGGCCAATTTCTTGCCCCTCATGACGCCTACGTAATCGACCCCGGCCTTCATGATGGATGCCCCTATCTTCGTCAGGCTCCCCTTGCTCCCCATGGCGTATTGATGGATGGCTGAAGGCACAGTCGTAATCATGGCAGTCGTATTGACCAGCATGGAGCGTGGATTAAATCCAAGATACTTGAAGGACACGATAGACTTTCCGAGACCCACAAGCCGGTCCATCCGGTCAGGGTTTCGGAGTTGGTTGCTGATGTAATCCTTGAGCTTCGAGTGGAGCTCCTTGTCTTGTGCTGGCGAGAGGCCCCCGAACCGCATGGACTTCTTTCCCTTGTCAGCCTCGATCTCTTCATCCTTCATAGGCCTGGAATCCAAAGGCGTGCCTTCAGAATCCTTCAGAACCCATGTGTTGGTCTTGTCGTCCCGGATGTAATTCTCGAACTTGCCCAGATAGGCGTCGAACATCTCCTGGGCCGCTTCACCCTTGGAGATGCCGCCTGCAATCTGATTCGTGTAGAGAAGGTGGCGGGTCAGGGGATCCTCAATGTAGCCCTTCACCACTTTGTCAGACCTCTTGATTCTGTGGGATCGAAACGCCCTGGCCTTCAGCATATCGGAAGCCGCCTGTATGACTTCAAGCCTGAATTTCGCCGTGGTATCGGGATCAACGCCCTGCATGTTCTCAACGGCGTTCTCCAGGGCCTTCGCCACTTCCCCGATGGTCAGGTCCTCATAGACGGATTCGGGCAACATGCGGGAGTCTCGGAACCGCTTCAGATCCTTGTGGCCCTCCCGGATCAACCGCTGTTCAAGCGCGATTGCTTTCCTGCGGCTCTGGGTGTGGTAGCGGTAGGGTTGGTCTCCCTTGACCGACTGCACCACCCAATCGCCCGATTCCCTTATCCTGGGCGCGTAATAGCCCCGGTGTTGCCCCATCTCCTCATAGGCGTCCTTCAGGGTGTAGGGGGTGGCCTTGCCTTTCTCGTCCTTCTCGACAAACAGAGTCGGGAGTTTCTTCCCGGCATCCCGGTAGGCGTCGATCACTTCTTTGAGGTTCGCCCTCATGTGGTCGAGGGCCTTGTCGTTGGCCCGGCGGTACATATCGACCGCTTCCAGGACATCCTTGGAGACTTTCTTCTTTTCCAGAACCGATCGGTAGCCGGTCCGGCCAGCGAAGACATCCTTGTTTTCCTCAAACCACGCCTTGACCTCTTCGGGCTTGAAGGTGTCCTTTCGGAACCGCACGCTATGGGTCAGGACGTCGCCGGTCTCGGTATCCTTCCCGATGATGAAGGTGATGCCTTCATGGCCCTTAGCGCCCCGGTGAAAGTCCGTGGTCTTGAACTTACTCCCGTCCATTCCTTCCTGGTCAAACTGGTCGGTTGGATTCAACGTGATGGCATGAAAGTTCTTGGTTTCCCCGAAGCCAGGTTCACCTGCGAGCTCCTGGGGCGCATCAAGCCACTGATGACGCTCGGTGTCCATGTGGTCGATGGCCGCTGAGACTTGCTTGTATTCCTTGGATACCTTGGCGTTCTGGACATCATAAAGGTCCCGGCCCCTGATACGAGACAGAATGGAGGTTCCCCGATCCTTGAGGTCCTTCAGGGATTCCCAAATGTTCTGGTCCGTTTCCTGGTCGTGGTCGATGTTGTAGAAATACTTGTGCTTGTTTTTCTCTCTATCCAGTGCTGCGTCAGTAACCTTTTTTTCAACCGGATGATCCGACCATTCAGGGGTCTTGAAGGTGTTGTCGATGAAGCCGCCCGGTATGACCTTGAACTCCCGCATGGCCTTGATGGTCGATGTTGCCTGATCCATCGCGGGGGCGTAGAACTTGGGGTTGGCGCCAACGTGCTCAGCGTCTTGCTCATGCTTCTTGATGGATAGCCTTACTTCCGGCCCGGACACGCCAAACTCCTTCCTCTTGGCCTCAAGGGTCTTGTCCAGGTCCTTCAGGTCCTTGACGTAGAAGGTCCCACCTTCCGTCTGGGGGTCAGTGAACTGGTATTTGGTTCCGGCAGGGCCGTCTTTGGTCCATATCTCTTGTTCGCCGTCGAAGTAGATGCCGAGTCGGTCGGCTGCGGATTCGGGGGTGTCGGTCGGTTCCTCCACGCTGAAGCTCGTGCCTTCCTTCTTGGCCCCATCGTGTGGCTGGTATCCCTTTCCGAGAACCTTCTCCCAAATCGCATCTGACGACTTCTGCCCTTTCCACCCGAACGCTCCCCGTATCCGCTTCAGGATGTCCAGGACCTTTTTCCAAATCATCTTGGCCCTGGTGGAAATGGACTTGTCGGCCATGAGCCTTGCAAGCTCATCCTGCTCGGCTATGATGAATTTCACGCCCTGCTTTACAGTGGCTTCCTCATTGCCCTTGTGCTCTTTCATAATGAACTCAAGGTCGTTGGGGCTCATCACCTTGTCCAGCACCCGGTGAAGGGCTTCCTCCATCGCCGTGATTCTTGTTTGTCTGAGGGGGGCTTCCGGGTGATGGGCAATCTCGATCAGATCTTTGGACGACTCGTATATGCCGAGGATGTTTTCAGGGTCTATCTGGTCCGCGGTCTTGCCATACTCCTTGGCAGACTGCGCCACGTTCCGGCCCTCGAGGGATATGCGTGGGACCAACTTGACCGTCAGGCGTGAGAGGTCAGCCTTGGGGACCACGGATTCAATGGTCTTCTTGATGGTGTCGGCAACGTCAATCAGGCGTTGGACTTCTGCGGGGGTTTCCGGCTCGTGGGCAAGCTCCCAGAGGTATTGAGCGGTTGGGTCTTGTATTGAAAGTTTGGTTCCTGGCTTAAAGTCTCTACGATTGAAAACATAGACTGAATTTGGTTCACCAACGCCTTCATCGAACCATACCGCTGAGTATCCTTTAGCCTTGGCTTCAGCTATTGCAGTATCGAACTCTTTTTCGCTTGTGGCGCTTGGTAAAGGCTCTGGCCTATAAATTCTGTCTTCCTTAATCCATCCTTTAAAAACTTCCTTATCTTGTCCAGATTGTGTAAATTGCCTTGCCCATTCACGATCAGTGGTATAGTAATTTCCACCCTTGTTATATGTGCTTTCGCCTCTAAAGACTTGAACAAATCCATCTTTCTTTTTTGGCTCCCGCAGGACCAGCTTTACCTCCCCCACCTGGTCGAACAGGTCCCGGCTCTCGCCCGGCTTAAACTCATTGCCAAACAGGCCGGTCTGTTTTCCGGTGGTGGCGGTCTTGACTTTCTCGGTGGGGAATACGGCCCGCTTCTTAGGCCCCTTCTCCTTGGGGGCCATGGCAAGTCGTTCTTCTTTGGTGGGCTCAGACGGGGTTAAGGCCCAGGGTTCGGGCTTGGCTTTGAAGAGATTTCCTGTTCGTCCTTTTCCCTCTGGTCCTGAAACTTTCTCAGCCGAATTTTTTCCTGACTCAGCTTGAATAGCTTCTCTCTCAGCTCTTGCAAACTCTTCTTCTGAGAGACGGTCAAAATCTTCTTTTGAGATTCCGACATCTTTCGCCTCCTCCTGTAGCCGCATCTCGCGCAGATAGATGATTGCATCTTCGACGAGACGGGCCTGTTTGACGCCCAATGGTTCCCCGGCCAGTGCTTTATTGACGGCTTTCTCAAGGTCGGCAGGGGATGCCCCGGACTTCCCGGGCACCCTCTCGGACTTCAGCCGAGGGTGCTGCATGAATTCAGGACGCCCTGATTTTACACCTATTACCTTCCGTTGTCCAGTTTCATCTATGGTCAGAAACCGTTCGCCCTTAGTTGCGTCCTTGGCAATTCCGATGATGCCGGGAAGGTCGGCCCGGGTCTGCTCGTCCATCTCGATGGTCCACTTGGTCTGGGCATCCTCTTTGGCGTCCTTGACACGGGTTACGGTGTAGCCGGGGCCTGAATGGGTGTGGGGCTTGCCTTCCGTCTCCCCCTTCTCGGCTGAGGGGGCTGGGGGCTTCAGGCCGGGATACTCGTCGATGATAGACTGTGGGACTGGCTTGCCTTCGGAGATAGCACGCTCTACAATACCGCTAGGTACTACAGCATCGTGCATGGCACGAATACTGAATTCACCTTGAATATACTTTTCGGCCTTCTCTCGTGTCCAATCGCGCTGCATAAGCACTTGAATAACTTCTTCTCGAACATCATCATCGGACATCTTTTTGGCACGTTTTCGATGTTCTTCAGCCGTCATCTCCCACGCCTCTTTCCCCTTCACCACTTCTGCGGGGGGCTCAGTAGTCAAAGATTTCTTGACAACTGGTTCCTCCCCCACCACTTCAGGCACCTCGGCAGGGGTAGGTACAGGCTCTTGGGGTAAAGTCGTCTCTACGGCCCTCTCAGGAGGTGCAGGGGGTATTTCCGGGGGTACTACCGCTTCTTCTCCCTGGCCGGTTTCCATCCGGTCTTCCTCAAGGCCCCGTACACGTACTTGTCCTTCTGTTCCTCCGACCAGTTCTTGTGCTGGTTGGCCTCTTTCCTCAACTTGCGTTCCAATTCCTTCGGCATACGGTACTCCTTCCGGTTGAACTGTTATGGGTTCCCGCTGTAGCCCTCGAACTTGCGGTTGTGACACCGGCGCCATGGGCTCAGGTTCCAGCATGTCAATCGGTGCTGCCCCGGATTCCGGCGTGATAAGGTCCTCGATGGGGGCTTCCTGCATAGTGGGAATAGGCATTCCACGCGGAATATTCCCCGGAATACCTTGACTAGCCTGCATCTCCGTGGGTTCAAGCATATCAGTTGGCGCGTTGTCGGTCTCGGAAGGACGACGTTGAAGACCCTGGGGTCCCTTCTGAGATGCTGCTCCACCTCCACCGAAGAATTGACCCTACCGCACCTGAGGTCATGACATCCTTGAGCTTCAGTTCTTCCCCTTGGGCCTTTGTCGAGATGACTTCCTGGCCTGATTCCTGCGTGCCTTCCATGATGCCGCCAAGTATCCGCTTTGCTACCGGGTTCTTCAGGACATCGGAGAAGTAGGCGAGCTTGTTCGTAACCCAAAGAAGCGGCATGTTGAGCAAAAAGGTAGTGGACGCCTCACTTTCGGCCCTTTCGGGGTCTCTGTTCCGTTCGAGGGAATTCCTATAAACTAGGCCAGCCTCCGTCCCGGCTTCAGTTGCGCTCATGACAGTTGTTCCAAGGGCTTTGGCTAAAAATGGCGCAACCTTAGATGTGGCCTGCAATGCCGTTGATACCCCGATACCGGGTCCGAAGAAGGCCACCATCGACCCAACACCTGAAGCGACTTGATCCGCAAAGTTGGGGTCTTCAGCCTGTAATTCTTCCCTGAGCAATCTGGCGGCATTGGCCGATTCGTTCCCGATCATGCCACCCGTGAGCCACTGGCCCATACCGGCAAGGCCCTCAGAGACGCCAGTGAAGCCAGCCCCTATGTCGCGCCCATATTGCTCTGCCCTTCTAAGACCGGTCCCTTCCGGGTAAACCTGCTGCTTGTATTCCTCGGTGGTTGCCGGTCGGTAGTAGGGTGCGGTATTGTCCCTCGCCATTCCGAGTATTCTTTTAGGTGGAGCAAGCAACGAAATGTCATCAGGCGTCATGCCTTGTCCGCCTTCCTCTCTGACCAGTGGCAATCCCTTTGCCTCATGCCTTATCTGGGCCTCAGCAATCTGGGAAGGATCCATCCTGGTTTTTGGCTCTACCCATCCCTTTTCCTCAAGGTATCGCCTTCCGCGTTCTACCAAACCGATTTCGGATTCTGGCATCTGGCGAATGACCGGGATACGCTCACCTGTTTTCGTATCCTGGCCGTCAACGAAACGATTCGGATGATCGTCGGCTTTGAACTGAGATGGCCAATGGTATTGACCGTCAGATCCCTTTTCTGGTTCTGCACCTGCACCAAATGCTGCACGGTAATCGTATCTGTGTTGGGGGTCATCGGGATCGGGATTCAGTCCGGTATTTTTTGCTTTTTCTCCATACCATTGACGAAAGGTCGATTCGTCTACCTCATCTTCCAACACCTCGAACCGCTCAGGGTCAAGGCCCTCTATGGTTGAAGATGCCCGTACCTCTGGCGTATCCGGTTCGTCTTCTATGGAGAACCGTTCAGGATCAAGGCCAAGCTCTGCGAGTAGCGGCATTATTGCCCCTCAGTCATCTTTTTGAATTCTTCCACCGTTACCTTCTTGCCGTTCGGTAATCCTATCTTCCCGTCAGAATAGGCCTTGTAGGTCCGACCTGTTTTCTTGTCCACAATCGTTCTGGGCTTTCCGATCTTACCCTTAACGCTTTCGCCGGTCTTACCCGACAAACCCTTCGGGCCTTCCTCCCGATACGTCCAAATCTGCTCCTTCCAGTCCTTAAACGAAAGCGCCTCTTTGGGATTGAGTTCAAACGCTTTCAGGTAATCGTTATAGGCTTTAACAGCTTCTTGGTTGGCTTTCTGTGGTGCCGCCTCTTTTTCCATATCAGCCTTTTCCTGCTCCCTGGTTTCCTTAGACGCAGCCAACCCAAGCTGTTTCTCATGCTGACCAAGCTCGCGTTCCTTGAATCCCTTATCTGCCTGTTGTGCCGCCGTCATGCCGGTTTTGGCTTCTTCTTCAGCTACTTCAGGAGCATACTTCTGGGCATTGACAAGTCCCAAATCCACCGAAAATTTACCAACTTGATCGGGAGACATTGGAACATCGTCACGCATTATCGGAAAATGATCAAAATAGTAACTTTCAACCTTACCGCGTTTAGGACCTTTTTTGTGTACTTGATCGACCCGAAAAGCCCTTGTGTTGGAATTTGGATCAAAAACAATGCGAGGATTTGACCACGCACCGGCATTCGCTTGATTAGTCGCAGACTCAGATGCAAGAAACGCTTTTGTAAAAGCCGATTTGTCCGTCAAATTCATAGATTGACCCGCCCAAAATTCCTCTACGTCCTTTACGCTGATTTTTGACGGATCAAGAATGCTGTTGTAGTCGTTGAATTGACCCTTTATGGTCACTGTTCCATCGGCATTCTTTTCAGAATATCTTCCATCAGGGATATAGGCATGAGCTCCGACAAAGGAATCAACGATCTTATCCCGTATATCTTTGGGAAGATCCTCCAAAGTTTCGGCGTCTGGATATTGAGAAGTAGCGATGCGAAGCCATGACGTAACATCGGATGCCGCCCGTTGTGATTGCTCGTAATCGTCGCTTAACTGATCTGACTTTAATTTCTGCTTACCGCTATCAAGGCGATTCCACTCAATTTGTTGGGCAAGATAAGCGGCTTGAGCCCCCATATCGGCCTTTGGATTATATCCAACAGCATTGGGGTCTGGACGAAATTCCGGATTTCTTGTCATCTCAGATTGATATTCAGCCGTCTTCTGTGTTGTTTCCCGGTCTTCCTCGAAGGCGTCGGATTGCTGGATCTGCCTCTTGAGCCCCACGGCCTGATTTCCCATCCTGAGCCATGATTCACCTGTCGGATACGGTTCGTATTGAAGTGGCATCGCTATACCTCCACATTCATATCAATCTTTCCAGCCAAAAACGTGACGTAAAAACAGCCATCTTTGCCTCTTGGGACATCCTTTACGGCCATTTCCATATGTTTAATAAAAGACTTTGCAGTTTCGTCGTTGAAAATAAGTCCCACTACTTTATCGCCATTATCTACTTCAAAACTGTGCATCTCCATAATTCATCCTCCCTTGACATTTTATGACAAGTAATAGGAAACAAGTCCGATAGCCGACCCGATCCCGGCTCCAGCTGGACCACCAAGCATATATCCAGTGACTCCAGCACCCGCCGCAGACTGGATTCCACCGCCAATAGTTTTATCTGGCTTATTGAATTTTTGTTCCTTGTCCATCCGGCCATAAAGGTTCCCGGCCGCCTGAAGGCTTTGTTGTGCATTCCCCAAGAAATCTCGGATTTGTGGTCGTGGCGCGGTATAAAGTCCTCTTGCCATATCAGTAGCCTCCGTAGAAATTGGCCGTGGTCTGGGTCGCAAGCCCGAGCCGTCTGAAGTTCTCGTTTTCTCCTGCCCGACGGCCAGCGGATCGAGCGCCACCGCCCAACCGGGCTTTCTCTATTGCAGCCTGCCGGACCTGATTGGCATAATTCCCGCTTCGTGGATTAAGCCCCATCCGAGCCGCTTCCCTCCTGGCATCGGCGTTGGCACCCTGGAAGGACTGCTCAACGTCTACCTGAGCCTGTGATCCCCAAGTTTCAGGATTGACCCCGTTCAACGCGGCATCGTAGAAGCCACGGGCAGATTGTTCCTGGAGGGGTAAAAGACCGATCTGAGCTTCAAGGCCCTTGGTGGTTAGCTCCGTTTCAAGAGGCATGAGGGACTTTGCCTGTTCCAGGCTCATGGTTTCCAGTTCTGCCCTACCCTGGACGTTTGGCATATCAGCGGAGATCTGAGCAAGATCATAACTGAGGGGCGTGACGGCGTTGGGGTCATATCCATTCTGCGCTCCAAGGGTTGTCTCTCCACCATAAACCGGGACATCCTGCCATGAACCAGTTTGTTCCCCTGTCGAAACCAGTTGCCCATTTTCGTCTGTGGCATAGCCAGGAGGAGCCCCGATGGTCTGGAAAATGTCGGAATCACTCATCCCCTTTTCCTTCATGTTCTGGTAATATTGGTCCCACTCGCTATTGCCCTGGCCGTATTGGGGTTGGCCTGACGCATCGGTAGGAGTCCCACCACCTACCCACTTCTTTTCTGTTCCGGTCTGGGCACCCTGAACTACCTCGTTGGGGTTATACGGCACCCCGTACTGATAGTAGTTCCATGCCTCGGTCCCGATATCGGCCTGCTTTTCAGCGATTTTTGCGATACGGGCGTTATATTCCTTGTCAGGTTCGTATCCACCTCCCCCGCCTGATCCACAAAGGGCGACAGGCCCGGAATAATCAAACGACTGTTCCTCCAGGACCGCCCCGGTCGCAATCGAAATTACAATTCGTTCATAGACCTTCATTCTTCTACCCCCAATATTTCCCGAGTAGCGCAAAACAAAACCCCCGGAATGCTCTCGCCGGTCTTACCGTCCAGACAGGCATATGGAAGACGACACATTATCTTTCCCCCGACTTCCTTCACGTACTCTATGGCCCGTTCATTCCATTGTGGGACGATCCCTAGAATCATGTCGTGGAGATACCGGCTACCATCATTGGTCTTCATCGTCATAATCTGCCGGATGACATATTGCCCGATCTCTTCTATTCCGTCGCCCCAAGCATGACTGAAGACGCAGAAGTGGAATTGACACCACCGGGCCTGGAAATCATTGAGCCAGATGATGGCTACTGGCTTGTGGCCAGACACCACCAGAAACAGTTGGCCACGGGGGTCCTTCATGTGGTCCAGGAAGTCAAACGCCGACTGGATTGATCCGTCACAGAAGACCGTCTCAAACGTCCCGTCCTTGACCATCTGGGAGTAGAACTCAATCACCTGATCATCCGGGAAAGTCCATCCTTTGCCCGGTAGGTTGCAGTAGGGGATGAGGTCTATTGTGGATCGGTCGGTCATGAGACTCCTTGAACATCCAGGAACGGTCCAAGAATATAGAGGTCGTTCGGTAGCCATTCACCTGGCAGGTCTGCCACCTTTATTTTGAAACGCGGCATTTCCAGCGGGATTTCCATATCTAGGAGCTTGTTGAGTTCGACCCTGTAGGTAAGAGGATCTGCGATGATAGGCGTTCTTATCTCTTTCTTTTCAGAGCTTAAGCTGACATCATAGACCACGGAACCCTTCTCGTCTTTCTCGCTAAAGTCGAACATTATTTGGGTCCTGGTCCGTTCGTAATTACGGCCCCTCTGCGATAGCTTTTCCTCAAAGCGACCCATCCAGTATCGTAATTGTGGATCTGTTATCTTGCTTTTGAACAAAGCCGCAAACTCCGGTCGCCTGTCCATCTCGGCAATGTAGGCGTTTGTAACCACTACCTCGTTATCCATTACAATCCCCCTTCTATTATTTCTCCACCCGTTGGCGGTTCAATCGGCGGCGGGTTCAATGCCGCCAACTCTTCAAACGCTTCCTTGGCACGCCTTAGAAAAAACTGTTTCGTGTTGACCCCCTGAACCAATGGGAAAATAAGGTCCAATATCTGGTCAAACTTTTCTGCGGAATGCTTTGCGCTCGCCCTCCGTTTTTTGATTAAGGTCTGAATCACCACTCCGTCTTCAATGATGTTCTGGGCCAACTCGATATAGACCTCCTTGGCCCCTACATCTAAAAAGAATTTCCGAAGTTTTATTTCTGATTTCTCAATCGCCACAATGTCCTCCCTTAACTGATATAGGCATCAGAAGCGTCATAACTTGCACCATTCCAGATATTAATTACAAATGGATATGTGGCATCGCCAATTTCAACCTTGCCACCGTCCCGCACCCAAAGACCAAGAAACTTGTAATTCTGTGCCCCAAGATGAACGCCGTAAATCTTTGTTCCATCACGCGCTGAGTCTATTGAAGGAAGTATGAAAGCCTCTTTTGTTCCTGTAGTCGCGTAAGGAGAATGAAAAACGTAGCAAGCCCCATCCTCTGCATAAGAATCCGATCCAAGACGAGAGCAAAATATCAGGTCGTAATTTACAGAAGGAATTCCAAGCGTTGCTATCGCCATTCCATCCCAACCAGTCGAAAGCCAATTTGTACTATCGCAACCTATGACGCCAATTTGATCCCCACTCCCGTCTGTGAAGGCAATTCCGAAATTCGAGCCACCCTGATCTGGAAAAACGATGTTGGCGTTGTACTCAAAGTATCCCCCAGCGGGAACGATGGCGCTAGTTACAAGAGCCCCTCGTACCGTAAAGGTCCTAGCACTCAAATCATAAAGAATCCCTCCATAATCTTCCCCTGTTGACGGGTACTGGTAATTGTACCCTCCAAACACCTCATCCCCAAGGTCAAGCTCGAAAGCCGCATCAATGGGCTCAACCAACGACCCATCATCAGTTCGTTGCCACGCGATGTCGTTTGCAAGCGAGACACCTTTCGCCTGAATCCCGCCGATATAGGACCAGATTCCCGTATCATTGATTATGAATCCAGTTGTAGTCGATACAGTTCCAACCATGACGGATCTTGCCGTGAGTTGCCCGCCCCTTGCACCCTGGGCGTACTTGTAGAGGGCTTTGACTTCATTGGCTGTCAAGACTGCTGCTAACCCGTTCCACAGTTTCGCCCCCTGAATCCAGCCGTCGAAAAAGTAGGTTGATCCGTCATAGCAACCGAAATACATATCATAGGCAGATCCAGAAACCATCGTCACCACGCTGGTCTTGGCCGCCGCTGTGTCTTCTTCCGCATTTATCCACAAATTGATAAGTCCGCTATCAGATGCTCCATAGGTGTAGCAAAACAACACGTAAACCCATTGGCCGGTTGGAATTGGATCGGTTGTAGCGCAGATAGTTTGAGAGCCAGACTTGTTGATCCTTAGTTGCAATCTCCCGTCTGTATTCAGAAGAACATACCAACCCGCGACATTAGCCCGGCCTTTGCTCCAAACAACTTGAGCCGAAGCAGGGTAGGACGCGATCCAAATCGGGATCTTCCAGGCCATGTTCCGGTTGCCAGACCCAAGAATATCCCATGCGTTTACCTTGTGCGGAAATGTTACAAACTGGCTACTGGCCGACACAAAACCAAGGGTTTTTCCAATAAATCCGTGGTTTGCCCACGCAGGGGCTCCGGAAGCTGTTCCCGTTACTCTGGACTTACTTCCGTCATGGACGATTGTCCCGTAACCCTCGGTAAATTCAACGTCCAATGTAAGAAGTTGATTCGACGGGAAGCCTGGAATAGACTCAAGCGCAAGATCCCCGGCGATATGAAGAATCGGGGTAGGAGCCTTGTCGAACCATAGCCCTGCCCCGTTGGTATAATCCCCAATGAAGGCATCGCCCGTTCCCGCACTGATTCCCTGCCATGTGATGGTATCCAGGATGAAGGCATGAAGCTCAGTGTTGCCGGACCATGAGAAAAGCCCCGCGTTATACATAAGCCATCCGTTTTTGGCCCCGCCCTCGTATGTCCCGACCGCAAACCCGCTCCCGACAGCCGTTGTGTCAACCCAGATCAACCCATCAGCCTCAATTTTCAGGAGGCCATCCCCATTCACATCACTCAGGATGATGTCAGCATCTCCGCTGCCCAGAAAGTTCGACACCTTCTCAATGAAGTTCTGACCCTTGGCGGACTTGTAGACGCGGTTGATTTGCTCATCCAGTTCCCCTACCGTTACAAATCGATGCTCATCCCCCATCCGGCCTTCCCGGACATCCAGGTCATACTTGACCGCCCACCCAAATGCCTGAGCGTCTTTATCCCATGATTGCGGTACTCCCGGTATGGCTGGAACGATAAAGCCCACGCTACTCCCCTATCAATTCGTCTGAAGAACTTGCGACCGCAAAGGCCGCAATCTCGATGGATGCCGAAACCTGCATTTCGGTTTCATGCCACGTCCCGTCACCGACCGGCCACACGTCCTCATCCGTCACGCTGACACCGTTCACTTTCGTTGATCCATTGGCCGAAAGCGTAAAGGTGACAGGGTAACTCCCGCTCTGCTCCCCGAGGACCTGGAACCTCGCCAGAGCCGTTTCCTTGTGGACGAAGATCTTGGATTTCCATGTTGCCGTAAGGTTTGTGGCCGATCCGAAAAGCTCCCGAATGTGATAATTGCCATCCGACAGGGCCTGAAGGAAAAGCGGCTGGCTGCTTTCCGCCATCTGGGTTGCGTACACGACCGAACCTGTGGCCAGGACCAGCGTCACCACGTTTCCGTTAATGAAGTCGAAAATGTAGGCCGTGTTGGAGTTCGAGAAAAACAGAATGTACTTGTCGTCATAGAAAAGGGCCGAGGTATTCGCCAACGATAAGGCGCCAAATATAGCCCTCGTGAAGTAATCTCCTGTCAGGAGTGTTCCAGACGTATCCGTTACACGGTAGATCCCATCCTTGGCCGCGTACATGACGCCGTTCGTGGTCGAAACGATGTTGCGTCGGTTGGTCCCGGCCTTCGGGTCATTGATGGTTACGGGTTCTCCCATTTTGCCTGGAAGACCTGTCAGAATGATAGGCTTTTCGGTCGTGATGGCGATAAGGGCATGATTGTAGGACCCAAGCCCTACTACATCGGCCCGGAGCTTCACGGTGTAATCCCGTGGTGCCGTCTGAGGCCAGGCATACGGCATGAAGGGCTCTGTAAAATAAACCGTGTTCCCGACGAAGCCAGCCAGCACTCCAGGGGTCATCTCGACAAGGCCCGCCAGGGCATCAGGGGGGTCGTCAAACCCTTCCGTCTGGATGCTGCCCTGAGTGGCCATATTGATGCTGTAGGGGGTCGATATATCGGAACCGTCTATCTCAACGGCTGCGTCCCAATATCCCGGAACGATCATACTGATGTCCATCCCGAGTTCATACTGGAAGAAGTGCTTGTAATCCGTCTTCAATTCCCAAAATGTTGCCCAGGTTGCTCCAACTCCCGGTTCTGAAGTTGCAGCCGAAACATGGTCGCTCTTGGCCTCATAGATTATATACCACGCGAACACGGCCCCGGCTGGACTGGCAGGGTCGGCCTTTCTCACTACCTGTCCGTCATAATAACGAGTCGCCGTTACCCATAAGGCAGGTTCCCCCCAATACGGGACAAGCTGATACTGACTCGTTTCACTCCCACTAGACAGGCGGTAGACCCGGATATACTTCAGATGGCCAGGATAGACAGAGTAGGCTGCTCCTGCCGTGATTGCTGCATCGAAAGCCTGAGTGACCGTCATAGAGGTATCGGACGCAATCTCGGAGATAATCCTGAGTTGGGTCCCTACCAGAATCCAGTCACCGGCATCACACGTTGTCAGAAAAGTTGTTCCTGTTCCGACAACGGTCGTGAGTGCTCCACCGGCCACCGCAACCGTACCAGGGCCGTACATATACTCAAATCCGGTAAGCTGGACCAAGTTCCGTTCATAGATGTCCATGAGGGGAGTCGGCAGAGATGGGGCCGACTCTTCCCCCCAATCGGTTACGTAGGTGAAAATGTAGGAAACCGTGTCGATGAATTTCCCATCAACCGAGAACTCCCAGAAGCTATTCCACCTATCCCCTACGCCAGGCTTATTCGCTGTCTCGGAAAGATGCGATTTGGAGCATTTAAAGACCAGATAGAGGGATGTCCCGGCGAGCAGAATCTTATCCCCTACCGCGTAGGCCGTGCTCTGAGCCCAATTTGATGAAGCGGTCTCAGCAATGGACCAGTAGGTGTAGATGTGGGTTATGAGTTCATTCAGGTTATAGGCCGCTACCGTTGCGCTCAGGGGTGACGTGTGGGCTAGGACACACTGGAGCGGAACATCCCCCATGGCGACCCGGACGAAATCCCCCTGATTATAATGAATATCGGTTGCCCATAGGGGGTCATTGAGCCATGTTTTCCAAAGCTGCGCGGTGGGGCGTCCCAATGGAGCCTGAAGGCCAAGGGCGCGGTATTCCGTGACAGCAGGTGTCCCATTCCCGGTCTTGTCGGCATACTTGAGTTGCTTCGGGCTTGAATCCCCCGTGTAGGCGATCCGGCGATCCGAGCTGACTTCCTGGATCTCCACCACGTCAATATCGGCGTCGGTCCAGTAGAGATATTTGGCATTCCACTTGTAGAATGACCTCCAGGCCGTTCCGGTCCCAAGGCTCAAGATGTTGGAATTATCCTTCAGGGGCTTGATGGTCCCACCTGACAAATCACAGTTCTGGGCCGTCTGGGCGTTCTGGTCCGGGAGCTTCTTGGCACTCAGTTTAGGCATGATGCCCCTAGGTGCATTGATCTCTATCTTCATTCTGCCGCCTGTTTCAAGGCCGTCTGGGCCTGAGCCTTGTCCGTAATGCCCAAAAGTGACATGAAAGACTTCAAGTGCTGGTCAGCCCTCATGACCGCGTTCGGCGTGTGACCCGAATCTTTCAGGTATGAGTAATGGAGAACCGCATCAAGAATGGCCTGCTCCCACTCGTCCCCCAATGTGATGGCGGTCCCATGTGTTGCAATGTCAGCAGGCGCCGCCGCCCGTTCAATCTCCACGTACCCAAATCCACTGGACGGTTGCGGGGGATAGACGTAGAAAATCAGGGGAGAAGCAAGGTCGTACATCCAGTTAAGAACAGTTGCCGCAGCCGTATCGGTCATCCAGTTGGGGTTGGCCCGATCCATGTCGGCTTTCCTTACACGAGTGATGGCCCTGCCAGGAGTTGACCCTGGACTTACTCCCATGTTGCGCGGGATGTCGATGATCTGGGTTGTTCCAGCCGCCACCGCCTGTTTGCATCCTGCTATCAGAATCGTTGACGCACTCAGGACGTAGGCCGATGGCACAAGGCGACAGATAGCCCTCTGTGCCGAATTGACGTAACCGAAAAGCTCTGTTGCCAAGACCCACTTGGTTCCGCTCGTCGTTCCAGATCCCGCCTGGTCATGCAGGATTATGGAAGCCTTTAGAGTGATGGCTGATGCCAGGATAGTGCCCATTCCCTACCTCATGCGAAAAACGGAATTCTGATCTTCGGTTGCAGCATGGTCTTGCCCGTGATCCGGACCCACCGGGCCGTCCCGATGTCCCGCTTGAACCTCGCCTCATACTCCAGCGCGGATTTTGGGTCATACCAGGACTGAGCCTTCTGAGCGAACAGATGAGCCAACGCGCCCCTCCCGATCTCCTTCCGCCAGTTGATAAGCAGGAAGTCCGGAACGGTCGTAGGCTCATCGTCCGGCTTCAGGGCCGCTTCCACCAGGAGCCCCGATGTGCTTCCCTCAGTCGGGATCGGGTACAGATAGAGAACGAAGGCCTCTGTCACCCAGAACTTTGACGGTGTTTCAGCCTCATGGTACTTCCACGGACCATGACGATACTGCTGATACTCAAAGTCGCTCATTTCCCGTAGGTCATAGAACTCGTCATTGTCCGCACCGTTCGTCTTGTACTTGACATTCATGACCCGGACGAACTTAGTATCGGCTGGAGCCGAAAGCGTGTAGTTGGCTGTGTCCGCAACAACCGTGATGGCCGTGAGTTCCTGGCTATACAGAAGCGTGTCGTTGCAGAACTTCTGGACAGCATCCAGCACGGCCCGCTCAACGGAAGGGCGCGGGACCCCATGGATGAAGGGCGTTATCTCGCGTTCAAAGTCACTCAGAGCTGTGGTCATGATGGCTCCATATTACTTCAGCTTATCGTCGGGCACCTCGTAAAGCGTCCCGATCCGGGCCTTGATGGCAATGTCCTTCAGGTCCTTTAGGCTCGTGGTGGTGATCTCAACGGAGTCGAACTCGCGCCCGTACTTCTGGGCCAGGTACTCCTCGACATGGGCCTTCCGGGTCATGGCCCTGATTTTGGCAAGATCCCGGTCATTCTCCATCTGGTGTTCCCGCTTGGTCTTGACGGCCGGAGAGTCGGTATCCTTGGGGACCTCTTCGAGGTTGAATTTCATGTCCTCGATCTCTTGCTCAGTTGCCGCCAGTTCCTTGACCGTCTTCGCAATTTCTTCGGCCTGGGCCTTTGCTTCAGCCTTAGCAACAGGGTCCATCTTCTTCCCTTCCTTCATTTCCTCGACCATGCGCCGGTTAGCCTCAATTCTGATTTTGGCCTCCTTTGGGCTGTAGGGCACCATGTCTTTTCTTTTCGCCAAGGCCTCGGTCCACGGGAAAGGGGCCTTGTTGGTTCCAATCTGTCTCAGGTATCTCGTTTCCATGCTGTTCTGCCTCCTTTAGGGCTTGGTTATGGGCCGGTTTGCGTTCCCGGCCCGGTTAAGGGTTACAGGCCGTTATCGGCCCGGTACTTGATTGCCGCTTTGCAGTCGGTCTGCCAGCCGGGAATGGCCAGACTGAAGACGGCCGTCTCGGTTGCCGCCGTATTGAAGGTTACATCCATGGTGGCCCCGCTTGTCTCGAAAAGAGCGCCCTGACACGGGGACGCACCATATGTGTCCGTGGTAAGGGTCATGATCCGGCCCGTTGTGTTGATTGACACGTCATTCAGGAAGGCGGCGGCAGACGCAGCGCCCAAAATGGTGTCAGTAGCTCCTGCCCATCCAACGTCGATGGTGCAGGTGGCACCCTCGGCCACGATCCGGTCAACCACGGCACCGTAGGCGAGAAATCCCTGGTCAATCCCGAAGACCTCCAGAATATCGGCGGCCCCGAAGGCCGTGATGCCAAGGTCCGTCAGGATGGTCGGGACATCGATAAGGGTGGAATACGGGCAGGCCAGGGGGCCGTAAAAGATTCCCCCTGTTCCTACTTTTTGGTCTGAAAGAGCATAAGTTGCCATGTTCAATATCCTCCGATCGGATTCAGGTTGTTATGAAAAACTCGCCCGGCTGACACATCCGGGAGGGAGAAGCGGGGCCGGTGAAGGAGGGACACCGGGTTGGGGTTCCGCTTGGAGATGCCAGTAGGCGAGTGCTGGGGTGTCATGTTGCTCCTTAGAACTCGTTATCGGCAAAGGTGGCGTACAGATACGTCAAAGCCTCGCCTCGAAGCGCCTTCCAGTCATATGCCTGGAGGCACCTTGTCGCCTGCCCGGCCATCCGCTCCAACTTGTCGAAGTGGACCGTCTCGATGTAGTTGGTGCCAAACGCGATGGCATCCTGGTGTCCAAACATCAGATACCAGCAGGTGTCCGCTGTGGTCCCGTCCGTGACGCTTGTGAGCTGGGTGGACTCGTAGGTCGTGAAATTGGAGATCCGCCCAATCCGTCCGGTTCCGGTCCTCAGAAGGCTTGTTCCGTCACCCGAAAGGCTCGCGTCCTTGATGTCAGACAGGCTGATAAGCCCAAGCGCATAGGGCGGCATGACGGCCCAGCGGTTCCGGTCATTAGGTACGTTCTGCTCTGACAGGATGACACCGGCCGCAACGTACTTCTGAAGGATGTTGTCTGCCGTCAGGGTGACGGGCGCTCCAGCGGCCCCCATGTTGATGTTTCCGCTATCGACTCCAGCCGTTGCCCCGATATTGTCGGCGTCCGCATCGGCATACACATCAGCCAGGAATGCGGCGTCTATAGCGTTCTTGCTGTTCTTTACCGCACCTTCCGCCCAATCGGACATCATGGCGATGTCGGATTGATGAGCGTCGATGTTGTCCACCGCGAAGAAAAAGTACCCGGCCCGTTCAACCGGAAAATCCACGATGGGGGCGTTCGGAAAGTCCGGAGTCATGTCCTGGCCCTTGACATAGGCGTGCCAGGTGATGTCGGGCCTAGTTCTGATGTGGATAATGTCCCCAACGTCTTTTATCTCGTTGATGTAGTTCGAGTTCGTGATCTGGGGAATCACGTCGGTTGCGTAATACTGAACCAGAAGGTTCAGTGACCATTTTTCGGGAATGAAGGTCCCGGAATGTTGCGGATATCCTGATGCTACAGCTATTGCCATGATAATCTCCTGTTATCTAAAGGCAGGTGGATCACCATGGCGATGCCGTGGTTATCCACTTGACCCTTGGTATTGAGATGAAAGTTTGTTGAAGGCATTTATCGCCTCTGGTGTCCTCTCGATTCTGGCCCGTTTAGCCGCCGCATCCAGTTGCTCACGCGTCACGGGCTCTTGTTTAGGTTTCGTAAGTGGTGTCGCCCCCCGGCCTGCCGTATCGGGCTCAATGAACAGATCCGGAGAAGGTCTTCCACCGTTAGATGGAGCCCGGTATCCGGTCTGGGTCTTGAACTCGTTGAATAGTTTCTGAATTCTCCCAACATTTCTGGAGTTCTGAGCCGCCTGGAGGATGTCGTCACGCTTCATGGTCTTCTCCATGAGTTGACCATTTGGCCCGATGACTTCCATCGGAACAGGTTGGTCCAGCCAATCCCGAAAGTCCGGGTTTTCATTCAATGTCCAGCAATCCGGGACTGCACCTTCGAGGGCTGATATGAATTGCTGATGCTGCGTGGCCCCGAAATCCTTCGCAACACGATCAGTGCTCATCGACAGTGTTTCGGTCTTACCCTGAAGTTGTCGGATGACCTCTTGCTGCTGCGCCATGGTTCCTTGCTGCTGCGAAACAAGTTCGATGACTTGGTTGAACCGTTTGGCAAGCTCCTTGGCCTCATCCTCAAGATGATCGTAATCCTCAAGGTTTAGGGGCTTGATTGTGGCCTGTGGGACTGGTTTGGGTGGCTCAGGGGCCTTTGGTGTTACCTTGGCCTGGAAGTCTTTCAACGTATTCAGAGCTTCGGCCTGGAACTTCATGACAGTCTGAGCGTCCACGAGCTGCTTGCTCATGGCTTTAAGCCGGGCCTCATTGTTGTACCGTTCTTGAATGAGGGCGTAATTCTGTTCCCAGCCTAGATGCTCGTTGATGTACGGAGTGATGCCGAACTCTGAGCGTATCTTCCCGGCCAAGACCCTGGCCTTCTGTTCCCATGGGTCTTGTGCCTGTGCAGGGGGCGTTGATGGTTCTGGTTCTTGGGCCTGCGTCGAAGCCGGTGGCTCAGGCTGCCTGAGATCCGGGTTGTGGATCACAAGCTGAGGCTGTGCCGCTGGAGGTGTTTCGACAGGGGCCGATGGTTCTGGTTTGGCCGGTTGCGCCAGCGCAGTTTTCTCTGTCTGGTACTTGCGTCTTAGAGCTTCCGGTAGTTTTGCAATCTCGGCGTCTGTTAATGCCATATGATCCTCTGGTTGTTTGGAGCGGCCAGCGGCCGTCTTCCTTTTTTACGCCCCCCGGAGCCTGCTTCTGCGAGGTCTTCCGGGGTGGCGGTATTGGAGTCCGGGGCAAACAAAAAGAGCAACTGTAGGTGTGGGTCCCACAATTGCCCTTGAAGTTCTCTGACGTTCTCGTTAGGTTGGCCGACCGCTCGAAAACGCCCCGGTTGTCAGCTAAATCGGTTCGTTCTCCTCTTTATCTTCTGGGTATTCAACAACGTCTACGTTAAAACCGTTTCTTCTCAAAATCTCGAACCCGATGGTATCCGCGATGTACCGCATGAAAAGCCTTTTGAAATCCCCCTTTTTCATGATCGATACCACGATCTTATCAATTACGGCCTGGCTGATCGCTTGTTTCGGGTTTATCTCTGGGTACTTCTCAGCAAACAGTATGGCGGCCGCTTCCTGACATTTACGCTCAATGGTTTGTTCCTTGACGCCACTGTCTTTCATTATGGTGTTGTCGATCTCTTCCCGTTGCCTCCGTATTTCAATCATGTGCTGCTTATGGGTTGTGCTGAGAGCCATTTCATAGGCCCTGAGCCTGTCATCAACAGCGTCACAGGCTGATCGTAGGGCAGTCAGCCTCTTGTCTAACTCCTTAATCACATCGTCCGAATCTTCTTTTTTCATGCTCCCCTCCCTTAACTCGGTTGTCAGCTAAGTCGTGTTATTCCTTTCGTTTAAAAGAAACGCTTATTTCTTCATCCTTTTTTTCAGTGATAATTTCGTATTCAGGAATCTTGTATCCTAACGGAATTTCAGAAAAGTGTTTGGATATAGCCGTATAACGGAATGCCCTTTCATAATATAGGCTTTCACAGTGAACAACGATTACTTCGGCCATGATTGATTGCATATCATCTGGCGCTTCATCAAGAAGAGCCTCAGCGATTGTGAAATGCCCAATTTTTCTTTTAAAATTCACTAATTCCTCCCTTCCGTCTTCTCGTTCATCGATTACAGGCTGAACTATCTCTTTATCAACCTGGCCCATAACATCAAGGAAATTGCCTAAGTTCAAGTACACTGGTTTATCTGGAGTGCCAAGGTCAATACTCTTCATGACATCAACGATATTGTCCTTGGTCAGAGGATTATCCTCGTTGTGAACCGAATATCCCCACTCTTCCTTTTCCATGCTCCCCTCCATCACGCCGGTACGTTCGTCAAAAGATACATCTCCTTAATCTCCCATAATTTCTGACCGTTCGGCCCGACGATTGGCCTTGGCTTGAATTTTCGGATGCAGTCGCTTATCCAGTACGCTATCTCTGGAGGCGAATCCTCAACCCATTGCCTGAAAAAATACAAACCGCAATGCTCCTTGTCCTTTTCTGTGCCGCCCCATTCGGGTCCATACTTTTTTCTTGGCTCGACCCACACCCCATTGACTTTCATTTGATGAGGCGCTGTCTTTAGGAATCGCAACATGCTAAACGGATCATTAATGTTGAATGATTCAGGTATCCCCAACTTCTTCAGGGCAGTATTGAATAATTGTGAATGGAGGACAAAATAATCCGTTTGGTCCCTTACCTCAATTTTGCGGGACTTTTTCCAAATCACATATTCAATGTTGTCCGCGAAGTTACGCCTTACGTCATTCAGAATGTAGCGGGTCATGTGGCCTCCTTTGCCTTTTCGACAAACGCCTTTATCTTGTCGTGAAGATCCTGCGCTTCTTTGTCATCATCAGGATGTGGGCAATAATCCGACCATGGTCCGATATGGTCAACCGCTTTTTCCAAAAGTTCGAAAGCCTCCTTATAAAAATCTCCCATCCCTTATCCCTCCCTTATCCGCGACGGCACCCCAGAGGATGCCGTCGCGGGGTTACTCGTTCAATTTCTCCATGATCTCATCACACTTCTCTTTCACGTCGTTCAGTTTGTCTATGAGGTCATCAACTTTCAGAGTTCCAATAAGAAACTTACTTTCCCCGTTACACCACTTGCATGGGTTTTCCTCTATCATGACCCCTTCGGAATCCAGAACCTGGGCCACTCCGTTGACGCATCTTGGGCAAATTGCCGATAAGGTACAGTCGCTCATAATCAATCCTTACTTATGGGGGTGTTGCCACCCCCACTCGTTTTAAAGATTTAAAGGTTACGCCTCGACAGACCCATTCGTCGTTCCGGTGTTGGCGATGTAGGCCCCATAGTTTTCTGCATAGCTGTGGAGCGTGGTTCCACCTGTTAGCATCTGGCCGGTTGCGACCGCCCCGATGTTACCAATGGCGCACCCTGACGCATGGATAGCAATACACTTCGTGATCGTTCCTCCGTCCGCTACCCCTGACCCACCTGATTCGGAGAAAATGTTGAAATTCGTGTTTCCTTTAACGGCGTAATTGGCGATACCGATGGTAGCAATCTGGGTATCTCCGACCGTAATCTGATTATGATTAACCTGCGCCGCTGTTGCACTTGCCTGAATCTGGATGATTCCAGCCGCACAAGTCTGTGCACCGCCACCCTGACTAACAAACCAGTTACGTTCGATCTTTCCCCAACCCCCGGCATCTCCTGCACCAATGATAGACCCAACCCAAGCCGCAATCGCCGAAATCGCAAATGTGTTGTGATGAATATTGGGAGCATAGGACGTAGCCGCCATTGTGATCGCCGCCACTCCGGTATAGTTCTTAAAATAAAATCCAGCGATCTCAATGGACGCATCCGATACCGCAATGACGGCCGTTGCAATGGTATTCTGATGCAACCTGGCTGCGTTGGTTGCTCCAATATCATACCCCAAACCAGCGGGACAGATGAGATGGACACACTTTTTTGACATCGTAAGGACAGCCGTCAGGTCATAATCGGAGTTACTCGGCTGCACGATGACGTAATCATTCCGGCATTCCACTGTGGCGTCAAGGGCCGTCTGAATATCCGTATGCAAAACCGCAGTCCCATCATTCTTATGGGTCAACCCACCGAAATATTGCTGCATGTTCTTGTACACAGCCGTGTCGGTCGATTTACATACGTGATAGACGTTCCCAACCCCCAATCCACCCAATAAGTTGCCAGCTGCGAACACATTATCGGCCCTAACTGTTCCAAAAGAAGCGTTATTTCTCCAAACCATTTCCGTATCCTCCGCGTGTCAAACATAACTGAAAAGGTTAAGATTCTGGACGTTTCCTCAATAGAGGAAAGCCTGCTCCTGGCGTTCCCTATGTTCGCCAGGTGTGGAGCCTCTGGGCTCCATCGGCAGGTGCCGGTATCTCAAGCACCTTCCACGCTTCATTACACCGCTCTCCACTTCTTCGGCTCAACGCCCTTGGCCTTCTCCTGCGTGTCACGAACGATCGCAAGCCTATGGGCGTCTTCCAGTACCCGTTCAACGTCCTGGATGGCCAGCAAAGCCCCCCTGTAAAGGTCATCCTTGTGACGAGGCTGACTCAGCCACTCGACGCTGAGGTTGTCGAAGAACTTGGTCAACAAGACCTTCAGGTGATCCGCGCCGTGAATCCTGGCCAGTTGTGAGATCCCGTTCGTGGTCTCGGTATCGACACACGAGGGGTTGAACAGGTGAAATTCGAGTTTGATGAGGTTATCAGGCATCGGCATCCTTTCCCTCGTAGACGCCAGTGATGATGATCGTTTTGCCGTTAAAGGAAATCTTGTCACCGACCTTGTAGGTCGAACAACTTGGAAACGTGTACGTTACGCGGGGAATCCACTCAATCCCGACTTTTGGATCGGGTTTCGGCGTTTCAGCTTCTTTCATCTTGGAAATAGCGTCCACATGCTTCCTGGCCCAGTTAATGGCGGCAGACCACCCTTGAGTAAAAAGCCCTAGCGCTTCACTATCATATTCAATTTCATTGATAGCCTTTGAATAAGCCTTGTTGACTTCCCTATTGTCAAATAAATACACCATCTCACATCCCCCCTTGTTGTGGTGGTTGCATAGGCCTCTGCATCCCCTGACCCTGGCCTTGCCCCTGTGGTTGTCTTGGCCCTTGACTTGGCCCTCTACCGCCTTGCTGCTCCATACCAGGCCTTGGCCGGCCCGCCGTCGGCTTCGTCTGGGGTCCCGCCTTCTCTGGGATCTGCCGCTGACCGGGCTTCGGTTGACCTCCATTCTGCGGTTGATCCTGCACCATCCCAGCCTGTTCCATAAGCCGCGCCTTCAGTTTCTCTTCGTCCGGAATGATCTTGTTGGACTTGGTACGGAGGAACCGCGCCCTTTCTCTCAGAAGTTCAGCACGCCCCTCGATCCCCATGATTTCAAGGTCAATCTTATTGTTGGTATCCCGTGAAAATTCTGCTAGACTCTGTCTAATCTGCTCGGCAACAATCAGGAATCTGGATGCCCGCGCCACCACGTTGATGTCCCCACCTTTCGTCATACTGTCGTCATACAGCATCAGGTGAAGCCAGTGGTTACGGGTGGCCGGAACTATGACGTTCTGGTCGATATGGAACACCACGCCCCCCAGCGTCTTGTTGGCTGCATTCGTGATCATGGCGTAGCCGGAGTATGTGTCAGCCGCCCCGCTCCCCATCTTGCCCTGTCCGCCATAGATGGAGTTTGGTATACCGGACTCCTCTGATTCCTGTTCGGATGACCATTGAAAAATTACAAGGAGCTCCTTGACCACCAGAGGAGGCATGAAAAATCTGACGGCCGGGCCTTCCGTTGGCCCCTGCTTGCCGTTGTTCTTCCAGAGTCCCCAAGGCATGATAACCATCGGGTTGGTGGCGGGATCTATCCTTGAAATGTCCACCTCAACTTGTGGACCTGAATTATGGCTTAAAAATCCATTACTTACGAAGTTATGATTTGGTGCGAGCATACATAGGTCGAACACCCGTTCCTGCCCAACATATGTGATTGATACAATACGATCAAAACTAAGATACCGATGAAGATACGCATCACCAAAACTATCCTCACGGGTATGTAATGCGTGGTGACATGTAGAGCAAAACGTTTCAAGGTTAGATGATTCGTTATTCCAGGGGACTCGGTCCTTATGATGCACCTCAAGCCTCCCCCCATGCTTGCCACAAAGCTGGCAGAAATCTTTCTTTTGGGACTGGCAATCGTAACGATACCTAGCAGTGGTTCCACTAACATCAAAATTGTTCCTTGATTGCTCAATTTGGAGCTTATTCCATACTGAGTTACTATTTCTTGAAGCGCAGGACCGACACCGGACACCATTTCTAGATTTCAATTCATGACCACATTCAATGCAGATTACTGGAGCCCTCTTTCTGCTCTTCCATTGATGTTTGTTTCCACATGAGCGGCATCTCAACGCCTTTTTTGATACAATAGGTTCCCCACAATCAATACATTTGGATGGAAGTGGCGCTGATTGCCCATTTACGCCAATCATTTCACCTACATCAAATTGATCGAGAGTTTGCCATTCTCCAACAGTATTTATAAATCGATGGTTTCCGGTCGCCTTAATCTTATAGCCTCGCTCAGTCATTACCTCAAAAATATCACCGATACCATTATCAATGATATCGACGATTGGATTGGATATAAACTCGCCAGTTGCTTCATCAAGTGAACGAAGTTTGATTCTTTTAAGACCACTATTTGGCTGAGTTTTCTTTTCCCACAATTCATCAATGGTGATTGCGGAATATTTTCGTGATTGTCCTTCTCTATAAACAACCGTATCGCCAGTCAAACATGCGATGGCCGCATTATTCATCATGGCCCTGGCCGCTCCGTTTCCAGCCCGCGCAGATGCCCTCATGCACATCGGAGGGCTCTTACCCCAAATGGAATCAGCCTTTGGCCTGAAAGAAGACGAATAGTATGGGGTTTCACCAAGCGGATGAGGATTAAGGCGCGCCATGATGACGTGGGTCCCGATCTTCCAGATGTTGGAGTGATAGTAAAGATCCGGGTCCGGAACACGCGCCCTATCCATACCATATTCCAGTAACTTGACCCCCTGGACGTGACCCCAATAGTTCAGACAGTCGATTATTCCTTCAGAATCGTCAGATTCATTCCTGTTCTCCAACTCCTGACGTGACTGGTCGGTAGGGACGGAAAGCCTGAAACCACCGGCCCCACCCTTTGCCTCTTGCAAGACCAACCGTACCTCATCGTCCTTGTAGCCTGAGTCCTCCATCCCGGTGAGCTGCTGGATGTCCTGCATCCTGAGCCGCATTCGCTCGATGAAGTAGCCGTCATTCACAGCCCTTGAAGAAGGGGATGGGTAACAGTCAAGCGGACTGACGCGCTTATATTCTTTGCGGATAACGTCCTGGATAACCGGGACCGATTGACCTCCTGACTGGTCCGGTTGCCACACAAGGGCCTTCCGACGCTTCATACACGGCCCCTTGATGAAGGCCGCTGGGAAGGTGGCAAGATCGCTGATAAACTGGTCGATTGCGGTGTAGAATCCGCCTTCCTGGTAATCGTCCTCTATCTTTTCCTCATAACGAGCCGTCACCACATCCGCATACTGCTTCTCTTGCTGCATGACCTTACGACGCAACTCTTCAAGCCTCATGGCGACCAACTGTGTCGTGAGGGCCTGTGGACCATATCGAATCAAAAAGGCTTGGGCTTCCATCATGACTTGCATACCGATTTGGGCCTCAATCTCGTCCGGTAAATCCGGACACTCGGTAGGCTCAATAGTCCAAGGCTTTTCTCCTGGAGGCAGCATCACATCCCTGGTCCAGGCTTCGAAGGCAACACACTTGTTGTCGGTCACATTCATGTAGATCTGAGACCCGCCAAAGGCCTCAATCTCTGCCATATCTTCCGGGTCATAGATGGCTTCCCGAGCCCTCATGCACTGGAGCATGATATCGTCTATCCCGGTCTTCCCGCCTGATGCTCTGGCCTGATAGGCCGCCTGCCAGCAGACATCGACATGGGCTGCCAGGTTGGTTGGCAGGACCGTTGCCCGGTTCTCCTGTAGGCTACGGGCCTCTTCGAAGATCTCGCGCTCTTCCCGGTCGAGGTCGGCGTTTGTGGCGTATGTAGCGTGTTGCATTAAGCCGATTGCCATTATATTGGTTCCCCTGGCTGAATTTGAATTTTAGCTTTGTATCCGCAGTATGGACAGAAATTCACCTGGCTTGAATATTCGTCGTTACCGACCCACAACGACCCATATGGCTCTTCTGCACAATAATTGATGGCCGGACCATACCCAGATTGTGGAATGCTACCTTCACAAAGATGCTTATTTTCATCAGCCATTTACTGGATGCCCTCCATTAATGCTTTGACATCCCCCTTCTCTCTGTGTTTGGTGTAACAGTCCCAACAAAGGTCAATGTTACGGTTCAAACGCCACTCACCTTTCCAGTCAAAGTTTCCACCACATTCTGTACAGTGGTCGAAGACAGGAATAGCCGCTATGGCGTCGGCCATGAACTTCTCGCAAACTTCATCCCTTATGGTGAAATCAAGAGACATCTAACCCTCCTCGTCTAATGGATTCTCAGGCCACTTGTTGGGGTCCATCGGAACAGACCATTGAACCACTTGCGGCTTATCATTAACGAATAAGGGCCCGATTGTCTCACCCTCGTGTTTCTTGAAAAACCGCTCCAAGGTCTCGTCATACTGCTCAAGTTCTTTGATCGTACACATCACACGATCCCCCATTTGCCGATTGGTTTCACCTTTTCTCCATAGATTCTAAAAAACGCTTCCCAGGGGGCTTTTGTGCGATTATAATTCTGTATTGTCCTGATAGGACCCTCTGCCCCGCATGATAAGCACATGACTTGCACAGGGTAATTATCACCACCGTCATTCCCTCCAGCAGAGACCAGCATAAGGCCTTTATCCTCCTTGCCTGTACCGTTTCCGATAACATGACATTTTGGACATTCTACCGTCACACGATCCCCCTTCTTACGCTCGGTTTCACCTTTTCTCCATAGATTTCAAGAAACGCTGCACATATTTCATCATTAATTTCTTGTTTAAATTCATCCATATCGATAGTTTCTGGATTGAAAGGTATAAAAATATACACGGCCTTATCTGGATCTGCGTTCAATCTTGCCAGGACTCTACACCACGAGTGGAACCAATATTTTGACCTACCTATTTTTTTCTCGACTACTGTGAACCGTCGATATTTCACACAATCCCCCTTCGCTTTGTCTTCGCCACCCGGTTGGACGTAACGACATCAGACCTGGGAACCGCCCCCATTTGATAGTTGCTCCTCTTGATAAGGTCCTGTGCTTCAGTAAAGATCGATTCCCGTATCCTCTCCACCATGGGCCGGAACTTGTGGAGATTCCCCATAGTCCTCATCGCATCTGCCCCGTGTATAGCAAAATTCTCCAGCGGCGTATCCTTCCATCGGGTCCGCTTATCGTCCCACTCCTTCCGGTATTGCTCCAGACATGGAAGACCTACCAAGATGGCGGTATCGCCCTTCCCCTTGTAGCTCTGAGTGCAGCCCTCCTGGTCAAACCAGCAGATCGCCAGGATGTTCCGGACGTTCTGGTGCCCGGACTCCAAGGTCAGTTGGCTGCATGTCGTGAACTTGATCCCAACCGCATCAGCAGCCGCCAACCTGGTCTTGGCATTATTGCCCCACTCCCGGACCGAAATATCGTGGGGAGCACCATGGATTCCGTACCGATAGCCGTGCTGGTCCCGATAGTCATCCAGCAGACCCTTGTAGAACTGGATGCCCTCCCCGGAGGCCTGGAAGTAACGCAGCACATGGATCTCACGCCCTACGTTCTGGGTAAACCAGATGGCCGTCTCGTCCCCTACGCCGATGTCCCACCAAGTATCAACCAGGATACCGGGAGTATGGGGAACATGGGTAATCCTTCCGTCCTTGTACGCCTGTGCCATCTGGGTCGCGTAATAGGCCCCTTCGATGGAAACCTGAAAGGCTTCCTCTGGGGTCGATGGATGTTCCCGTAGCATGAACTCCCCTTGGTCCTTCTTCTTGGTCACGTACCAGGCGCGCTGTTGAGGTGTGAGCTTCGATACCCCATACTGAGGATTCAGGGCCAGTTGAGCATCCAACTTGTCCAAATACTTCCGATCCCCATCGAATATGATGACCTTCAGAGTGTCGGCCGAGGACAGTTTATTGAGCGGATTGATGTACCATGGGAAGAAGTGGAAGGCATAGTCCAGTTGAGTCAAGGGCTGTTGCTTACGCTGCATCTCCAGTGCCCTCATGCAGACCTCGTAGAACATCCCCTCCTTGCCCTCAGCCGTCCCCTCAATGATGACCCATGAACCCGGGTGGACCGTGTTGAGGGTCCCAGTCTTGATCTCGGCGGCCTTATCGGGCCACTTGGCGCAGATCTTCCCCAGCTCCGAAACATGGACAAACTGATAGGTCCCAGACCGGCCGGAGGTCGTAACCCGCACAGACGAGCCATTGGGGAAGGCCAGTTCACGGGTGTTCTTCGTATCCGGAGATCCGATCGCCATTCTGAGTTCATCCGGCAACTTGTCAAAAGCATGTCGGACGTTGCGTTTAAAAAACTGCTCCGCATCCTCCTGGTTATGGGCGATAATGGCCGTGCTCATGTTGGGGACACTGATACAGAGGTCGAGGGCCAGAAGACAAGCGAATGTCGTAATCCCGTGTTGCCGGGACTTAAGTACAACATTCCACTCGTGCAGGCCGAAGTACAAGAGCTTTTGAACAAGGTTCATTTTGAACTGAACCTCCTGCCCCTGCTCATCGATGATCCAATAGAGGTTATCTAGACGCCACCTTCGTGGGTCCTCAGCATGGAGCCCCATCATTTGCTCAAACGCTTGCCGCATGGCCTGTGGGTTAATCGTCTGTGCCATCCTGCTCCGCTCCGGGGGGTTTCGGTATCCCGGAAGACTTGTCTATGATCGCCCGGTAAATGTCGGACAGGAGTCCGGTCAGTTCGGGCAACTCCACCCTTTCCTTCAGCATCCCCTGATGCTTCGATGCCAACTCAAGGGCCTTCAGTTGGTGGGGTGACTCCATTTGGATCTCAATGATGGTTTCCCCTGTCCCATATCGATCTGCGCTACCCTCACCCTTGTCTTCATATATCCGGCCTGTCTCAGTCAGAACACGGGCATTCGAAGGGAGCTTCGAAGGGTCCACCGCCCCACTAACCTTCTGGTACTTGGGTTCTTTCATGGTGAACCATCGAGCCGTATGGAGTTTGATCTTCTCCGGCGTATACCCTTCCTCATCCAGCCACGCCTTGATACGATCCTGATGCTTCAGGGCCATCAGGCGACCTTTGGCATGGTGAGACAACGGGCTTAGGGCTGGCCAAGCGATCCTGGCCGCTTCCTTGGGGTTATTGAATCCCCGGCTGTCAGAGTTCAGATAGGCCTCTAGGAATATCCATTCCTGGATATTGTTATCCCGTACAAACTGCTTCGCCGCACCCATGGACTCCCGTTCCATTTCATCCAGCCAATGAATGGTTTCCGGGGAAAAACGGGGATCGTTCTTTGTGAGTTCCTCATCCGGCAAGTTGTCAAGCTCGGTTGCCATCACCACTCCCCCACATGCGCGACGAGACGGTCGTCAGCGCCCAACTCCTCAGTTCTGTGATAACCGGACGTGAAGGGTGTCCCGGTAGGCCATTCGGTGGCCTTGATGACTACCAGGCCCCTACCTACACACACCCCGTGCAGATCGGCCCGCCATCGTCCCCGTAATGCGCCTGGCAGGGGTACGGGATGGGAAGGTGGCAGAGGGAACAGTAGGGAACAGATGAGATCAGTGCAGGCTGCTAAGAAAGCAATCCATGCGATATCAGGCATCATAAGCCTCCTTCGCCACCGCGAAACATATCGGGCAGCCAATGCCTCCGTCACCGTCAACGTCCGGAAATCCCTGGCCGACAGTGAACCTAAACCCGCAGACCGGGCAGAGCATCGGGACATCCAGGATGGAGGGGAGGTCAGTCATCTCGTCTCTCCTTGTTTAACAAAATCTGCGATGATTTCCTGCGCCATTCATCCGCAAGGCATGGAATATCCTGGCCATTGATACGGTGAGCCCAAACGCCATCTGTGCTGACTGACCTCACTCCCAGCTTGCAGGCTTCGCAAAGGATCTCGCTCACTTCGTTTTGTGAATAAGTCTGCTCGGCTACTTGGGACTGTCGTGGACCCTTCGTCACCTTGTGCTGCCCAAAATCTCCATGGACCTCCATGATGCCCTCTTTACCAGCATAAATCAGATGTGTCTGCCCCATCCCTGCCATTGGATGTATCCTGTTTCCCCCCATGTCTTCCATGTGCCCCTCCCTTGTTACCGACCGCCCACTGTCATCCCTTCACTTTGTCCAGATGCGCCCTGGCTCGCTTGATGACCTCATCGGCTTCCACCGTCCCCCATGTCTTGTACCTCTTCCGATGCTCAGCCCCCTTGATGTAATTGCTCAGGAGCGCGTCGTCAGTGATGTCCGGGGGGCTCTCACACCATTTGCGCCAGGCCCAGGACGCCAGGGCGTCTACGTAGGCGAGCTCGTTTGATGTTCGCCAGTGTTCACGGTTTTGGATGATCATAAGCCTCCCTGTTATCCTCTCAGCCTCTCGGCGTTACTCGCTGGCCCCCACACTCCCGTAAGGCGCGGGCAGGGGGCGCGAAAAGTTTATGGCTGGCGTCCTCTTGAGGAAACGGCTTACCTGGCCAGCCACACCGATTACGGCGGTGCGACGCACGTAAATCGGCTACGATATACAGGATCTCGCACCCTGTTATCGCCAGTCCTGCCATCTTGAGGGGACGCCCGGTAGGTTCGAGCCACCTTGCCGGGGAGGGAACCTACTCACTGACCGACCCGCCTTGACTATAGTGAACCCCTTGTGCTGCATGGCCCTTATGAGACGCAGGCTCCTGGTCTTGACCTGGACCAGCTTACCCTTGCGGTTCTCAAGGATGAAATGGAAGAGCTTCATTCACGCCACCCCCTCCTTACGGGGAAACTTCCTCAGCCTCGGCAGCGGTCGACCCATGGCCTTCAGCGCCCGGAGATATTGGCCGAAGAGAGGCTCATCCCAGGGTGAAGGCTTCAACCCCTGTACCATTCCCACGACCCCAGATACATCAGCCTTGGGTAACGGTCGATGAATTCCCTTGTGGTGTCCCCTAGGACCGACCGATCCCCTTTTATTGCGAACAGCATGTCTCTGAACCATAACCAAAACACCCTATTACCTCCTCATCCTCACGCGCGGTCCCTTCTTAATTTCAACCTCTGTACTTCACCAACTCTTATAACAGGCTTTATAAAGAGTGATATATCATATGTCCTAGGGACCTTGACCGTAAAGATTTGATTTGCCATGACTTTTGCCTATCCGTGTGATTTATCGAGCCTGCCTGCATCCCTTGAGTGTATTTATTTAGCTCTGGAATCTGCTTTAGCGGCGCCCCCAGCATCCTCAAGGCCCCGCCCCTTAGGTTTAGAAGGCGCTCGTTTTATCCGTTACCCCAGCTCTTACTTGGCCTGGCTGGGCGATCGGCCATCTGGCTCAGAGGCCACACGGTTTCAGACCCTATAAACGCAAAACCCCCACCTAATGGCGAGGGCTGATTGTGAACTGGCCGGACAGGGTGAGCTCCATATCCGGACCATGAGGGCAGATACTCCCTGGCGATCCTGATTATCAATGTGTGATCCGTGGATGTAATCATGCCCTATCTCTGTGTTAGTTCAAACGCGTACTTCAAATGCGTACTTGAATTAGGTACTTCAAATTGGAAACTTATTTCTTTTACTCGTCAAGACGATTTTTAGTATTCCACCATGACGAACAAGTGACAAATATTGTCATTTTTTGACAATTTTTGCATCCCTATATTTACAGCATATTTTGCTATTAAACTCTGCAAAGCCTTTACTGGCGTGCTTCTACAAATTACAAATTTACGTCACTTTTTGTGTCTCATTTTAACTTGAGACACTCGTCGATTACATGCTGACATGCTTGCAACTATCCGCATTAACTAATCAATTACGATTGCGTCAGTATATCATGATATATGGCATGCGACTTGCTGTATTTAGAACTCGACTTCGACGAACATTGACAACGGGACCACAGACCGAAAATAGAGAGCGCGAACAGGGGACGCCTGGACAAGGATGGGCAGGATAGCCACAGAGAGCTACCGAGACAGACCAGGCACTAAGGCGCAAGGGTTAATGATTGAAGAGAGGCCGGGAGAACAAGGGAGGGGAGGGATATGGACATCCAAAAACACAAAATAGGCAAAAGGGAAAACGGCCTGTTAGCTGTCGAATTAGCGGATCTCAACAGAAAATTGGCGCAGCTTGACACGAAAGACGGAGACGGATTCGTTCTTTTTTGGAATAATCCGGTCCAAAACGCCAAACTGCTTAAACGGAGGGACTGGATCGAAACCAGCCTTCGGCGCGGTTGGTACAGGAAATGTGACTTAGATGATTACACAGTATGACAACCTCTTTTTTAGGCTACTCACGGCCTCGCTTGAACCATTAACCTAGAGGGAGGGATATCATGAGTTACTGTACGCAAAACGGATGGAAATGCGAAACTTGTTCCCTGGTATCCTACGCCAGGGATTGCCACAATAACCCGATAGGATCAGCCGCGAAAGCGCGACTCAGAGAAGAAGACTCTACCGGCTTTTTTGCCAGGTCCTGCACGAAATGCGGGCGGGCAATTCCTTGCCCGGATCACCCCGAAAACTTTGGAGCTTAACCCCTTCCCTCTGCCTGTATCACGGGATGCGGGCAGGGATGGACGGGTTAAACACTAAGAGGAGGAAGAACCATGGACCGAAAAGAAGAGACAAGGGCAGTTAAGAAGGCTTTGGTTGCCGCTGGCTACACGACCGCCAGGGTGAAACATGGAACTGGAACCGCATGGGGATGGCTGAAGTCTTATGCCACCCTGGACCACGCCCCCGGCTGCACCTGCGTGATAAAACCCGATGAGTACACGGACAGATGTCAGGCATGCCGGGACAAATGGCACAGGGCTTTTGTCGAAATCCAGTCGATCACCATCAAAGCCTCTGGGCGCACTGGATACTCGGCAGAATGCGTCAACGTACACCTGAACGTTCTTTAACCTATTAAACCCTGAAAGGAGGGGATTGTATGCGCTCAATAATCAACCACATCTTCAATCCCCTCCACATCTACTGCCGCTTAGTGGACTTGGGGATCGGGAGGGATCTGGCCCGCAGGATGGCCAGGCGATATGAATCAACAATCTATCGGCCGCTGATGGCCTGAGGAGGAGAGATATGAAACGATGTAATTACTGTGGACAACCGATAAACAAAAACGGTGAACCGGATTGGATCGGGATGCCGTCATCCCACCCAGAA